AGCGATTATTTGCATACTTCCTGCCGCACTAAGGTCCCCAACAATTTCATGGATGTAATTCCACGCTGGTGTTGCCAAATCTCGAGCGATTAGCACAGTATCTCCAGCTGGTGCTGAAATAGCTGATGATATATGTCTACTTGATGAATCTTGTAACATACTAATTTAATTTAAATGCGGATAAGAAGGCGTTAATCTGCCTATCAGAACCCCCATAAAGGGGCTCTGTAGATAGACTACGATTAGGTAGTTGTACCGTCTCCAGCTGACCACATCCATCCACGAAGGTCGGATGCTCCAAACGTCGCAAGCGAGTTGAAGTTCATTACGAGGTCTTGGTTGCCCAATGTATCGACAACGGCTGGCTCTGCTCGAGTTGCAAGTGACTCAATGTAGAGGAATCCGTAATCGGCATTCTTCATCTTAGAGTCCATCATTCCCCATTGAAGACCGGTCATACCCTGGTTTTCAAATGGACTCAACTCAACACACGTAAATGTGTCAGTTGCTGGCGCGTTGTTGAAAAGGTTTGTTTGCTGTGGTGCAAGACCTTTATCAATTGTGCCCTTGATAGTTTTTGCAAACTGAGCTGATGTTGAACCGGCTCGAACGATAAGGGTGTCAAGCTGTGACATAAGCGGCATCCCTCGCCCATCTTTCTTCAACGATTGTTGTCGACGAGCGGCAAGCAATGCTGAGTAAGTGAACTGTGGTGAAGGTGTCGCTCCGTCAATGATGACGTTACCCCATACTGGACCACCATCTTCCCGTGGGTGAGATACTGACCAGTAAGCAACTGCATCGGCTCCAAGTGTTGAAATCGGAGTCGGAGTTCCTACGTTGTTGATTGGTTGCCATGTAAATGACGTACCAAATCCCTGCGAAAGAAGACATTGTGCGAGGTAGTTTTTAGCTAGCTCGATAGAGTTCTTACCTTCAAGAACTTTACTCTTCACAGTACCTTTAATCTTTGCAGCAGCACTCTCAAAGAGGAAGAAGTTTGACTGGAAAGTCAAACGTACTTTCTTTGTAAAGTGCATTTGCGTGTAGTTTTTTGAATACCCCTGGATTGGAGCATCAGACGAACCTACACCTCCGTCTGGAATGATTTCGGCCATTCCCAAACCGGTGACACCTGTATCTGAATAGATACGTTGGTTGTCTTCTACCTTGTGCATGAAGTCAAGGTATTCAGATTTAACTTCTGGTGCAACTTTCGGTGCAATGTGTTTTAGCACATTGTTTACGATCACTGCGTAGTCCTGAATTGTTCCGCTCATACTTTAAAATTAATTAGAGTGTTAATAATTATTGGACAAACTGCACAAGAATCTTCCTGTCAGCTGCAGCACCATAAACACCGACCTGCTGGACAATACCTGCGGCTGCAGTTGTACCAGTGTTGTTTACCAAACCTGCGTTAGCTCCTAGCACCATCAACTGTCCGTTGTGTGCCGCGTTGGAGTTGTTAGTTGAGTCTGCGATCCAAACATCCTTCTCAAAAATGTCGATTACTGGAACCACTGTCTCAGCGTCTACTGCTGAAATAGTTTTGTTACAGACACCGATCACCTCTGTTCGAGTAGTTCCGTTGTCACCCTGTACTGCTAAACCGTTTGTGTACTGAAGTACAAAACCTTTGGTTGTTACAGCTGCAGATGCTTTCGCAACGTCTCGAAGAGAACGGCTTGGATTTTTGATTACACTTTGTGTGAACATACTTCAAAAATATTACCGATGAAGATTAATCTTCAGCAAGCAATTCAAGAGCTTTTTCCTCAGACATTCCTGTCGCTTTCAGTTCGTCGATTGATTTTTGTATCTCTGGTGAATGTGAGCCTTTCGTGGTGCTTCCACCAGGGAACTGCATCGCATTTACTTTTTCAGAAATACCGGCTCCTTTCAGCACTCGTTGCTGCATAGTTTCTGATGGTCGAAACATATTTTCATATGCCATTCCAAGAACTGATTTTAGTTCCTGGCCTGATTTACCTTGCCAATTGTAGTTATTATCTACAAAGTCAAAGAAAACTTCTCGAACATCTTCGTCCTGCAGCTGTTTGTGTGCTTCTACGAAACCTTTCAAATCAGACTGAACTTCTTGAGTCATTCGCTCTTGACGGAACATTTCCGCCGCTTCTTCCTTAGTCATCAGACCAAGCTGTTTAGCTCGTTCTTTATCTGTGTCTAATTCAGGATTGGGATCACCTTCTGGAGAATCTTCAGCTTTTTGCTGAGTAAATCTTTCTGTTCCACTCAATAGTTTTAAGTTTCCTTTTACTTTTGATATTTCTTCAGAAAGTTTTTCCTTTGCTTCCGGAGTTTCAGCAGCTCGCCTTCTCCGAACTAAATCGAAGAGTTCAACTCGCTTTTCATAGGCCTCATCAGTTTCCCATTTTCCCTTGTGAGGAATACGGAATTCATCTTCTCCTTCAGCTCCAGTGGTTTGAGAGTCGCCGGCTTCCTCTCCTGCAGGTTCAGTTGGTTCAGTTGGAGTTTCTTCGTCTCCCGTTTCTGCTTCGTCACCAGTCGGTGCATCAGCTCCTGTCGCTCCTTCTTCTGCAGTCTGGTCCTCGTCTTTTGATTCGAGAACTTTTCCAGCTTGTACATCTGCAATACTTTTTTCCAGCTCTGCGTCGAGCGCTGAATCATCGTTTACTTCAGGTACGTTTGGTGTTTGATCGCTCATATTTTATCCGACACTATCGCAGTCGTCTCGTGAGTTACTTTAATAATACAATGTCTTGCTCTTTACGCAAGAGGTTCCCTGGAGATAGAAGAGTGCTTTGAAATCCGATCCAGCTTCATTTTTAGAGAATCTAAGTTCACAGAACCTTCTGTAATAAATGAAATTGCGTGTCGTTGGTAGTCACCAGCCTGAGCTTCGTTTGAATCAGTAATTGTTGTCGCGTATTTCAACGGAACAATAACCAAGTACACTTCGCTATTTCGCTGCTTGTAAAACAAGAAGCCTTTTTTCTTTGGAAACTTTTGGTTGAAGATTTCAATCATTTCTTCTCGATCAACTGGGTAACCGCAAGTTCGGTTAAACCACTCAGGAGCAGTTTGATCAGTTTTTTTGAATTTTTCCCCACTGATTGTTTCGTCAATTTTCCGTGGGAAGAAATAGTCTTTCTGGTCAACATCGTCACCGTCAGTATCTTTTAACACAATCTTTTTTGCAGCTTCTACTTCAGCAGCTTTTTTTGCAGCTTCAGCTTGAATTTTTTTCTCTTCTTTTTCCGCTGCAATTTTTGCGTCTTCGTCAGCAATTAGTTGATCAAGGATATCTTCAGTTACGGTTTCCTCAAAAGGAATACCCATTCGAGTTGCTTTATTTTTCTTTGTCGTTAGAGACATACGTTATGATGGCTATCCTGCCTATCAAGGGTTCTTAAATAATAACGCCCCCAATTCCCTTACGGAGAATTAGTGACTGATTTGCTTTTGAATAGATTTTTAAAGAATTTGTAGAATGAGTCAACAAACTTATGTTGATCTGGAGTAATCTGACCTTTCACGCTATCGATATATTCTTTAGTAAGAGTCATCACCGGTACGTTTTTTCTGATACGAGCAATCTTGGCTGCTTCTTCGATAATCGCAAATTCCACAGGGTACGGATGAGAATAATTTAATCTAATCTCTTCACCTTTTTTAATGTCTCGATCAGCACGAACCGCAATTTGGCGTTCAACCTCAACTACGTTTACTCGATCGGTTTCAACAAACGTAGCTTCAACTACATCAGAATTTACTTGACCAATAAGAATCGTCGACATTTCTTCGGCACTAATCGTAAACTCATCTCCCGAAGGTGTAATGAATTTCATCAACTTTTTTTCACAAGCTTCTTCATTGTAGTTTACCTGCAACGTATATTTTTCTTTTTTCAGTTCTACTGGTTTTTTTGACATTATTGTTCTGTGAAGTTATTTTTTCGGATAGAATCCAAACTATTAATAAACTTTTTAATCATGTCTTGCTGCGCATCAAGAGTTACCGCGTTTACCACGGTAGCGTATTCTGTCTCACCAACAAGTTGTTGAATACTTCCACAATCTTGCAAAATACGAATCGCAATAGCAACGTGCTCACTTTGGGCAAATGCTATTTTCTTCTGCTTCATTGACTGTTCGTTAATTTCTTCAGACATATATTTTTATTTTATTCACCAGGGAAAAACGGTAAGTTAGCAGCCCTTCCTACACTTGCGTCAACCGCTGCCCCCATCGGACTTTGCGGTCGAGCGAGTTGCTCTGGACCTTGTGGACGAGCTAAATTTGGATCAGACGATTCACCGGGAATCCCGGTAGGAGGATTTTGTCGTTTAATTGGTGGAATTGTTCCTGGAGTTTGTGGAGCTGTCATGTTGTCTTGAGACGGTTCAAGTCCAGCTTGGGATTCAATTTCACGCTGCACATCAGCTGGAGCGTCTTTGTACAATTTAGTTTTATCAATTGGTTCTTCTGGAGATTCTGGAATACCTTCAGCTGGTTCCATAGAAATAATCTTGTCGTACAATCCTTTTGGAATGTAGTCGTAGATATTTTCTTTTTGAATCTTGAGTAACCGCTCAAACGCACGCAACTGTGATGCTGCAGCTTCAGGATCATTATTCCGTAATTGGAAAATCAAGTTAATTTGATTTGTAATGATTGGAGAAATCGCCATGTAGTTTTGTTTTTGGATTTCAATTGACGGAACAAGCATTGAGTCCGGATCAATAATAAATTCAAGATAGGCTTTTTTGTGACCATGTTCGTTCATTTCCTGGAACAAGTTTCGAGCAGCGATGGTCCTCGTTGGGACATCTTCAAGCAACTCACCTTCTTCAGTGAAGTCAAAGTTCAGTCGGAGATTTCGTGACGCAGTGATAACGTGACCAACAATGGTTTCATCATCGTCTCCTGTGATTTCTTGAGTTTCAACAAAGTAGTCTGGGTTTTGGTTTACAAACTCAGCAATGTCTTCATCTTTGTCGACCATAAAAACTTTATCGACTGGATACGTCTGCTCAATCCAGGACAGTGCAATGTGTGCGTCTGTCTGCAATGCGTTCATCATCGAGTTACGCGGTGGAGTCAAACGGTTGTATGCCGCCTCTTTCAAAATCACCGTAGCCCCCAAAGTGCTTTCTCCGTTTTGACCAGCGACGATGTTGTTGACTCCAGTGTTTTCTTCAATTGCTAGTTTTTGATCTCGACCAAATGCGATTCCTTGCTGGACGTTTCCAGAAGTTTTTACTACGTCGATTGAAGTCCCTGGATTCTTTGGGTTAATTACGTTTGGTGACCGACGGTAAGTGCTCGTACCATTTTGCACCTGTGGACCAAACAGTAGCGGGAAAATTTCCGCCTCAACTTGCTGAGCATTTAATGAGTTAATATAAGTAAACAAAGCCGTGTTACCGCGCATCATTTCGTACAACCCCACGCCATATGGGTCCAAGATATTTTTTACAAAACATCGGGCAACCATAATCGATCCGTAGGAATCTTCGTTTGGTAATTCCCCGTCGTAGATAATAAATTTTCCACACTTCACCACGTACCGGTTGAGCAGTACGTTTTCGTAATACCCAATTGTGTACGAATTTTGTGAAAGCAGTTGGTTTTCATTCTTTGATTCTTCTGAAGATGTGGCTTCGAAATACTTTCTTTTTTTCTTATGCTCTTCAGCTTCTGGAACCATTTTGAAAAACTCATCCTTGAGAATATCTTTTTCGTAATATACCTCAAATGCTGACCAGTAATCACCGACGTTCTGACCAACTCCAAGCCAGGTTCGATCTGGATCCATCGGTTCCCGGTACACGTCATCAAACAAAATCTTGTCGATTCCTTTTCGTTTAACAGAAACCCGTCGCGGATATGTTCGCCACGCGGCCCAGCCGTAAGTGAGCAAGTTCTGATATGTTCGCTCTAAAGTGTTTTGACCGTTAGCCCCTTTGAGAGTCCATGTTCGTTTCCACAATTCATACGCAGCTTTGTTGTACACCTTGTCGTCACCAATCACTTGAGCATCTGGAACCTTACCAGCAAGAACACTGGTTGCGATGAGAATTTTTGAAAGTGCAATTGGTTCTTGTGATACCGGTACTCCAGACTGGCTTTGATTCTGATCAGGTGATTTGTGCGGGTATACGTTTATGTCGTAACCACCGTTAGCCATTTTGTTATAAAAAACCATCGATCCCCAGCCGCTTTTCTCGTACTTCTTTTCACCATATGAAACAGTGGTGTTTATGATGTTCTCAGCGATCTCTCTTGAAAGTTGATCAAAACGAGTTCGATATTGAGAATCTTTCATCAGCTTTTTTTTGTCCTCGACAAATGTAAAAGACTCTTTATCTCGAGTATCTTTATTTTTCTTAGAAGTAGCTGCTTGGTAATCGTCCATATGTGCAATAGTATTAGTTTAACTCAGATAAAACAAGTGGCGAGTTGTCAACAGTTTTTCTTTCGCTTCCGTTTTTTTTTCTTTTTTTGAATAGGTTTGTGGATCGCAGCCAGAAATCCGGGGCAACTTTGAAGCTGCTTCCACTTCCTTCGATTTGACCGCTTGTATTGTTGAAGTGGATTTTTTTTGATTTTACTACGATTCCTTGGAGATCTGTGCTCACGATGAAAAACAACATTCTGACCTTCTTGAAGATTGTGATGGAGTGATTTGTATCTCCTCGCCATAATATATTTATCATAATTCTCTGACCCCCGCGGTTGATTCACTTCTTGGTTGTTGAGGTGCTCCTGGCATTGTAGCATTTTGATTTTCACCAAACATCGCTTTTGTCATCGAAAACGATTCGTCAGAAGTTGTCGTTTGATACTCGCCTTGTTCTTGCATAACCGCATACGCAATTGAAGCCGCCATAACTACGTCGTCATTTTTACCAGCCAATGCTTCCGGCTTTCCTTTCGCATTTCGAAGAAACGTAATCATCTCAGACAAAATAGCTTGAGGAAATCCTGTCTTCTTCCGGAGAAACACCGCCTTGAGTGCCGCGAGCGCAAATGGTCTGGTTGCACTAGTGGTTTTCCATCCAAAGAATTTTGTGACATTTTTTGTAATGTCATCAAACGACTTTCGGTAGTACAAATTCACGTAGCCCATTTTATCAAGCCCATCGTTTACCCACAGCCCGTCTTTGTTTGACTCAACTGCAAGTAGCGCCCAGTTGAAAAATTTACCGACGTTATAAGCAACACCGATAAACTCATCTGGTGGCACGTTTGATTTATACACAGCAACACACTCCTCCGTCTTATGTTTCAACACATACAAAATCTGACTGTCTCCGTGAGCGAGTCCTTCCGCGGTATCGCCCCCGATGATATATCGCTGACCGTCTTGTGGCATTTCAAATATTTCCAGATCCCCCGCTGAAAATTCCTGGAAAGAAACTTCCCCTTTTTCGTTTGCGCTTAGTTCCCCTTTGGTCCCAGATACTGCTGTCTGCATCATTTCAAATACTTGCGCGGTCGGGAAATAAGTTTGCCCGGTAGACAAGAAAGCTTCTTCTGGAGTAGTGGGAAACTCCTGGTGCAATTTGTGAATCGCATCACTCGAGTTTTTTCCTCCCATCTGCAACCACTTCATGTAGTAATACGTGATTTCAATATCAGTGAGTTTGTGCTGTTCTTTATACTCACCCCAGTCAATCTCACACAGCTCCATCTCTTTCGTTGGGATCGTCTCCGTGATCTTCAGCATTTCCGAATCGTCGTACTGCCAGTTATAGAAGTGAGCCATAAACATCACTCTTGATTTCATGGGTGTTATCGTGTCTTTATTACGCCATCCCTCGGTGAAAATTTCATAAAACCGACCAGCCATACCTTCAGCAGTTGACTCAATAAAAATAAATCCATCAAACGGGACCGCAGGGAATGTACCAGTTTCTACTTCAGCAGCTACTCGCGGGTAAGTCGCACACAGTTTCGCAAACTCAGAAATGTGCACGTAGTAAAACGTACCCGAGCGAGCGGACCCCGACACATTGATACTTGAAGTGGAACCTTCTTCCGGTCCATAGTCCACCACCACCTGAATCTTTTTCGCTGAGTTTTTCACCAACTTAAAAGCTCCTTGTTTAATCTCGTCACACATGTTTCGAATCGCATAATCAATCTTTCGATCAAAAATCTCAGTCGCGTCTTTCTGCGTGTGCGCGATAATCAATCCTTCACGGTTGGTGTTAAACAAAATCTCATCAAGAATCCACAAGTCAATAAACGTAGTGAATCCGAGCTGCCTGGCTTTGAGCACACAGTGTCGGTAATACACCTCACCCGATTTAATAAGATAGTTTTCAAAAAAATGCCGTTGCGCCCGGTTCATCGCAAACAACTCTTTTGTCCCCGACTTCGTAATAATCCAATACAGGTTATCAATCCGCCACCGCTTGTCATCAATAAGATCGGGATTTGCAATCAGCGCCTGGATCAGCGAATCGTTATGCTTCTTTTGAAAGTGAACATCAACCATATTAAAAATCTAATTCCTCATCGCTTAGCGGAGCGGTTTCTTTTTCCTTTTTAGTGTTTTTACTTTTCTTCTTCTTTTCTGGTTTTTCCTCCTTCACCTCGTAAGAAACAACTGGTGTTTCCATTTCACTAGCGGTAGCGGCTTCTTCGCCTGGAGACGATTCAAAAGTAGCAGTGCGTGTTCGTTCAGTAAAAATAGCTCGCAACGGATTACCTTCAGGAGTTTTGAGTCGGTTCGGTGCACGAGTTTTTTCAATTCGATCCCAAGCACCACTAATCGCATTAAGCGCAGAGTTCAGATCTTTGTTTGAAAAGTTCTTTAGCCCCCTGGCTTTAAACTCAGCCATCACTCCGAGCAACAAATTATTACTATCAGCAGCGAGCTTGATAATAGCGTTTTGGTAGCCTTCAGTTTCTTCGATTTTGTTTTTAGCGTTGTTTGCCATTTTTGGTGAATATCCTGATAGCATTGCCATCTCTTTTTTAGTACTACCTTTACCGCCTAGTCGTCTAACCGCATAAGCGTATTGTTTTACAGTAGAACCGTTCTTCGGTCGTTTCATACCTTATAGAATATCATAGTAACTTTGATTTTGGCAGATTTTTTGAAAAAATTTTTTGAGTGACTTTTTAAATACGACTAAGGGGTCTTTATTACGGATCAGCTGTAGTGAATAAATATATCTGTCCTGGATCACTAAAATATATCTGTCCAGGATCATTGTCATGGTTCACTAAAATATATATCCGTCCTGGTTCACTAAAATATATATCTGTCCTGTGTGTGGGAGGGGGACCCTTTCTTAGTAACACACCCGGGGTACCTGGATAGGGGTAGCCCCCTACCGCTTTATTTTTAGTTTTTAAAATTTAAAAAAAGAAAGTGAAAAGTCTTTAAAAAGTTTTCAAAATTTTCGGGGTATATGGCATAAAAATATATTTATTTTGGGGCGACTCGATCATACCTTATAAAAATTTCTAGCTATTGACATTTCTTAAAATCATGAGGGCACAACTTATTTACCACACATCTTATGCCCCGTCAAATAAAACAGTGATTCTGTCAAGCTATACACCAAACAGCTAGCAAATGGGGCACGTGGGCACGAAAAAGCCAAAAAGTCGTTTGTCGTAAAACAAAATCAAAAAAGTGAAATACTAATTTTTTTTAAAATCTTGTGCCCACGTGCCCCGAGGAGGAAAATAACCTTATAGAATAGGCCAGAATGGCCGGGGCACGAGTGGGGCACGAGTTATGTCATGAATCTTGTGCCCCGTCAATAAACCTTATTTTAAGCCATATTGATTTTTTTTGACCACCGTTTTTTGGTGTGGCATAATATAAAAGAGGGTACAAAAGGGTATATTTGATCG